GCTAAAGAAACAAGAAGAGGAAAAGGTAATTTCATTATCTGTTCTTCAGACGTAGCTTCAGCTTTAGCAGCTGCTGGAATGTTAGATTACACACCAGCTCTAAGCGCTAACTTAAACGTTGATGACACAGGTAATACTTTTGCTGGTGTTCTTAATGGAAGAGTTAAAGTTTACATCGATCCTTATGCAACAACTGACTTCGTTTGTGTTGGATACAGAGGAACTAACCCGTATGACGCTGGTATGTTCTATTGTCCTTACGTACCTTTAACAATGGTTAAAGCAGTGGGTGAGAACGATTTCCAACCAAGAATGGGATTCAAAACAAGATACGGTATGGTCGCAAACCCATTCGTAGCTGCTGATGGCGTGGGTACTAACCGTGCTAACCAGTACTTTAGAATCTTCAGAGTTGACGACATCATGGTGTAAGCCAGAGTTAATCACACTCAATTTAAGGGGGCTTTTTTTAAAGCCCTCTTTTTTTGTGTATATATAATATAGTACATAATAAAAACACATACACACAGGAGGAATAAATTATGTCAAACGCAAATAAAAGCGGTTATGAAATAAGAGCCGATTTACTCTCATTAGCTGAAGGAATCTTAACTGGTAATATCCATAGAGATAACGACGCTGTTCACGTGCACAACGATAACTTTCCAAACGACAAGAGAATACTGGGTGACCAGTTTGTTTCTGTTGAAGAAGTTATTTCTACTGCAAGAGTTTTAAATGACTTTGTAAACGAAAAATAAAATCTTATAAATAGATATATGGCAACATTAACTACAAACAAAAATTTTCTAAGTCCGGTAGGATTTCAATTTAAAGTTGATAGTACTAGATACCCGAACCTAGAATATTTCGCAGTGGCGTGTGCATTACCTGGTCTCAGCATGGCACCCACTGTGACGCCATATAAAGGAGCTAATTTACAATTTACAAGTGATAGGCTAAATTTTCAACCTTTAGATTTACGTATGAATATAACAGAAAATTTAGATAATTATATTGAGACATTTAATTGGATGCATGATTTAATTCAAACAGAAAATCCTGAAGATTTAAAAGCTGATGCAACTTTACTTATACTATCATCTCATAATAATGTAGTTAAAGAAGTTGAGTTCAATGGTATATTTCCTTATTCAATGTCACCTATAGAGTTTGATGCTCAAGCTGAATCTATAGATTACGTTCAAATGGATGTAAGTTTTTCTTATACGTATTTTCAATTTAAATAAAATAACAGTTTACTTTTTACCCAAAGTATGTTATAATATATAATAGTATGAACAATTTGCAACAAATATTAGAAATGTGGAAAACCGATTCGGTTATAGATGAAATGAATCTAGATGAAACATCAAGAGATTCCGCAAAACTCCATGGTAAATACCTAGAAATACTTTCAATAAACCGCATGAAACTTAAAAAAGCTGAACTAGAATTTAAGATATTACTTAAAGACAAATGGATGCATTATAACGGCAAGATGAGTAAAGAAGAAATAGATGAAAAAGGCTGGGATTACGACCCGCTTAATGGATTAACAGTTTTAAAAGGTGATATGGATTATTACTATGACTCAGACCCCGTCATACAAGAAGCTCAAGCTAAAATAGAATATCTAAAAGAAGTATGTGATACTACTAAAGAGATACTTGAGAATATTAAATGGAGACATCAAAACATAAAGAACATGATTGAATGGAGGAAGTTCACCAGCGGAATCTAATGGATACGATAACCATTCAAAAGAAGAACGAAGTCTTCTTAAATGTTCAATGTGACCCATCAATAGAAATGGAACTGTCAGAACATTTTCAGTTCTTTGTACCCGGATATAAATTTATGCCAGCCTACCGTAATAGAATGTGGGACGGTAAAATAAGATTATTTGATTCTAGAAAGAAAACATTATACACAGGACTATACAAATATTTACGTGAGTTTTGTGAAGTTAGAGATTATAACCTAGAAGTGATAGAATCACCACAATATGGTACACTAGAATCCGCCCTAGAGCCCAACATCGAGGGGCTATTATCGCAAATTTCCCTCTCTGTGAATGGAGGGGATATAACACCTAGACTATATCAGTTAGAGGGACTCTCGCACACGCTTTCGAAAGAGAAATCCTTATTGCTATCACCTACTGCTTCTGGGAAAAGTTTAATCATATATTTAGCTATAAGATATTACCTAGATGTTTTTGATGGTAATGTATTATTAATAGTACCTACGACATCATTAGTAGAGCAAATGTATTCTGATTTTGGAGACTATTCTTCTAAGGATACTTGGTCACATGAAGATAACTGTCATAGAATATATTCAGGTAAAGAAAAGTTTGAAGTAAATAAAAGAGTCTTTATATCAACATGGCAGTCAGTTTACAAATTACCACAATCTTGGTTTGCCGATTTTGGTATGGTTGTTGGAGATGAAGCACATAATTTTAAAGCAAAGTCATTGACATCTATTATGGAAAAATGTACTAATGCAAAATATCGTATAGGTACTACTGGAACATTAGATGGAACTCAAACTCATCAGTTAGTATTAGAAGGTTTGTTTGGCCCAGTATATCAAGTCACTACTACAAAAGAATTAATAGATAATGACGATTTAAGTCAGTTAGATATAAATATATTAATATTAAAATATAAAGAAGAATACTGTAAGCAGATAATAAAAGAAAAGTATCAGCAAGAGTTAGATTTTATAGTAAGATACGAGCCTCGTAATAGATTTATAAGTAATTTAGCTTTAGACCAAAAAGGTAATACATTGATACTATTTAATTATGTGGAAAAGCATGGTAAACCTTTACATGATTTATTAAGAAAAAAGATTGATGACCATACATTTTTTGCAAAGAATAGAAAACTGTTTTATGTATCAGGAGAAACAGACGTTGATACAAGAGAATCAGTCCGTGAGATTACTGAAAAAGAAAAGGACGCCATTATTGTTGCTTCCATTGGAACTTTTAGCACTGGTATTAACATTAGGAATCTACATAATATTATCTTTGCTAGTCCAAGTAAAAGTCAAATTAGAGTCCTTCAATCGATTGGACGAGGATTGAGAAAGAGCGATAATAATCAACAAACTAAAATATACGATATAGCAGATGACTTACATTGGAAATCACAAAAGAATTATACACTACAACATGCCGCTGAAAGAATTAAAATATATTCAAAAGAACGGTTTAATTACAAAATGTTTGATATAAATATATAATATGGAAATGGAAGGATTAAACATAAGACATTTTAAGCTATCGAATGGCGAAGAGATAATAGGTCTTGTCGCAGTTAAAAATGTAGATAATTATATAGTTGAAAGACCAGTAAGATTACATCCGAGTATGTTAGGTGGTATGCAGTTTACCGCTTGGTTTCCTTTCAGTGATGCAAAACAATTTAAAATAAGAATGAGCGATATTATACAACACGTTCCTGTAGCAGAGACTATCAAAGAAACGTATGTGCAATTTGCTCTTAAAATGGATAAACCTGTACAAGCAATACAGACTAAATCAGACCAGGAAATCTTAGAAGAATATGAGAACCGTCTGATTAATGAATATGCTGAAGAAGGTATACCGGACTTGGATAAGAAGCGTACTTTACATTAATTAGTATACCTCTATCCTCCGGATGACTATATTATTATATCATACTTTGGGAGATTTGTAAACGATTAATTTCACTTTTATTGAAAAAAAATATGTTTACTTTTCCTGGAAAATATGTTATAATATAATATTATGGAGATAAATTATGGCACAAAAACTAAAGCCTAGAGAAAAGCCGCATTACGTCAATAACAAAGAATTCTCTCAAGCAGTTATGGACTATGCGACAGAAGCACACACAGCAAGAGAGAATAATACTCAAGTACCTAAAGTGACAGACTATATTGCAAAATGCTTTATAAGAATTGCTGAAGGATTATCCCATAGACCAAACTTTGTAAGATATACTTATCGTGAAGAAATGGTTATGGATGCAGTAGAAAACTGTTTAAGAGCTATTGGCAATTATAATATTGAAACAGCAACAAGAACAGGTAAACCAAATGCATTCTCATACTTTACTCAAATATGTTATTTTGCTTTTATACGTAGAATAACTAAAGAAAAGAAACAACAAGACATTAAATTTAAGTTTATCGAAAAGATGGGTATAGAAGATTTTGTTGCTATGGGTATGGATAATGAAGGTGCTGAACAAACAATGGCTTATGTAGATACATTAAGACAAAGGATTGGTACTGTTCGTACAAAAGATGAAGCTATTAAGAAATTTGCAAAAGAGGAGAAAAGGCGAGAGAAAGAAAAGCTTGAGCTGTTTATGTCATGAAAAAAATGAGTCAAAAGCAAAAGAATCGTAATAATGTTATATCAGAAAAAAGAATGGCAAAGGCTAAAAAGAGAAAGCCACATCTTAAAAGAATAGCAGAATCTATGAGAAAAATTAACTTATCGTATAGAAGAATAGAAAGAGCTAATAGAAAAGCAATTAAGTTATCTAAACAAGCTCAAACATCAAACGCGTTATGAAAGTAGCAATATTAAATGACACTCATTGTGGTGTTAGAAATAGCAGTGATATATTTCTTAAATACCAGGAAAGATTTTATGAAGAGGTATTTTTCCCATATTTAAAAGAACATAATATAACTCAAATCTTACATTTAGGAGATTACTATGAACATCGTAAGTTCGTTAATTTTAAAGCTCTCAATCAAAATAGAAAACATTTTCTTGAACCCTTACGGGATGCCGGGATTTCTATGGATATTATTCCTGGTAATCACGATGTTTATTTTAAGAACACAAACGAACTTTGTAGTTTAAAAGAATTACTAGGCTACTTCACGTCTAATGTTAATATTATTATGAAGCCAACTGTACTAGATTATGATGGACTTGGAGTAGCAGTAATACCTTGGATTAATAATTCTAATTATGAAGAGTATACTAAATGGGCTATGCAATGCAAAGCTCCAATACTTGGTGCACACCTGGAATTGAAAGGATTCGACATGATGGCAGGGATGCCTAATCCACATGGTATGAATGCTGATGTTTTCTCTAGATTTGAAATGGTTCTATCGGGACATTTCCATACAAAATCAAGTCAAGGCAATGTGACCTATCTTGGTTCTCAAATGGAGTTTACTTGGGCTGATGTTGATGACCCTAAGTATTTTCATGTACTTGATACTGAAACAAGAGAGATAGAAGCAGTAAGAAATCCAATAACAATATTTAAGAAAGTTATATATGATGATACTAAAGTCGATTATGACAAAATTGATGTTAGTCAGTTTGAAAAACATTTTATCAAGCTGATTGTTATAAATAAAAATGACCTGTATATGTTTGATAAGTTTATTGACAGACTACAGAATATAGAAACATATGAGCTCAAAATAGCTGAAAGCTTTGAAGAGTATCTGGGAGAAAGCGTAGAAGACGAGAAAATATCCCTGGAAGATACTAACGAACTTCTTGACTCTTATGTTGAAGCTGTAGATACTGATTTAGATAAAGAACATCTTAAGGTCGAATTAAGAAAGCTTTATACAGAAGCTCAAAACTTAGAGGTTGTATAATGGAAGCAGTAATAATTACGTTTGGAATCGTAGGAAGTCTTTTGTGTTTAATCTTATTACTATTTAGTAAAGAAGGAAACAAAGGTATAGCAAAACGTCCATATTACGGTAAAAAAACTGGCACCAAATACACAGCAAAAAAAGATAGAGAAGATTACATAGTATGATACATTTTAAATCATGTGAGTGGGAAAACTTTCTTTCCACTGGTAGTGACCCAATAAAAATACAATTAGATAGAACACCAACAACATTAATCGTAGGCCAGAATGGCGCAGGTAAATCTACTTTACTTGATGCTCTTTCATTTGGCTTATTTGGTAAACCACATAGGGATATCAAAAAAGACCAGATGATTAATAGTATTAATAAGAAGAAAACACTAGTGACTATTGAAATGACTATAGGTAGCCACGATTTTAAGATTGTAAGAGGTATAAAGCCTGGCAAGTTTGAGATATATCAAAATGGCAATCTTATAAATCAAGCTTCAAACGCCAGGGATTATCAAAAGTTCTTAGAACAAAATATCTTAAAACTTAATCATAAATCTTTTCACCAGGTAGTAGTACTTGGTTCGTCTTCATTTATACCATTTATGCAATTACCAGTTTGGTCAAGAAGAAATATTATTGAAGACTTATTAGATATTAATATATTTTCTAAAATGAATATGCTACTAAAAGAACGTAATACAAAAATAAGAGATGAGCTTACAGATGTAAATCATCAAATTGATATTACAAAAACTAAAATGGACTCTCAACGTAAGTACATTAAAGATTTACAAGAACTTAATGATGACCAAATACAAAACAAAAGAGAATCAATTGATGTACATAAAGAAGAGATTAATAAATTGTTTGAACAAAGTAAAGAACTTGGTAGAAATCTAACAGCATCAATATCATCTGAAGAAAAGCATAGTTCTGAATTAGTAAAGAAAATGTCTCAACTCGATTCTTATGATATGAATTTTCAAAATAAAATAAAGGACTTAGTAAATGAATCTAGGTTCTATGAAGAAAAT